TCGCATATAACTAGAATCCCAAGGGAGCATTTCTTGCTCCTATTTTTTTCAATTAATTTCCTCGGAGTATCAATCTATGAGTCTTATATCGCCCAGCGTTTCCTACAAACCTTTCTTTGCACCTTGGGCTGTTGAGTACGCCATTAAGTCAGAGAAAGCCCACTGGGGTGAGTGGGAAGCTAAGCTGCAGGATGACTTAGCACAGTGGCAAGGGGGCAAGCTATCCCCACAAGAGAAGAATCACATCACACAAATCCTCAGACTATTCACACAGAGTGACGTAGCTGTAGGTACCAATTACTTAGAGCACTACATTCAGAAGTTTAAGAACAATGAGATACGTGCAATGCTAACTAGCTTTGCCAATAGAGAGTTTGTGCATCAACGTAGCTACGCATTATTAAATGACACACTTGGATTGCCGGAGGAAGAGTACTCAGCATTCCTGAAGTACAAGCAGATGAGTGAGAAGATTGACTTCATGTCACAGATCGATACCAATAGCCATGCAGGTTTAGCTAAAGCTATTGCAAGATCGGTTATGAATGAGGGCATGTCTTTGTTCTCAGCCTTTGCAATGCTCCTTAACTACCAGAGATTTGGTAAGATGAAAGGTATGTGCGAGATTGTAGAGTGGTCTGTGCGGGATGAGACAATGCACTGTGAGGGTATGGTCAAACTGTTCCGTGAGTTCTGTAATGAGCATCCACGTATCGTGACTGACGAGTTTAAGAAAGACATCTATGAGATGTTCAGGCAGGGTGTAGCACTTGAGGATGCAGTTACAGATGCAGCATTTGAACTAGGTGAGATCCAAGGCTTGACAGCTGCAGATGTTAAGAAGTATATTCGTTATATCGCTGACAGACGATTGATTCAGCTTGGCTTGAAGGGTAACTGGAAGGTCAAAGAGAACCCATTAGAGTGGTTAGATTGGGTGATCTCTGGTGACAGCCTTAAGAACTTCTTTGAGGGTGTTGTAACTGACTACAATGCTGCTGGTATGGAAGGTGAGTGGGGTTGGGGTGAGAGTCAAGAAAGATTAGCAGCTTAAAGGATATTATATGAACCGTTATAGAATTGCAGAAGAGTACCCAGATGCAGAACTTATGATGCTAGAGCCTAAGTATTTTGATAAGGCTATAGTGGGTGTAGTACATAGGAATAATCAAGTACAGGCTATCTGCTACGATACAAATAAATGTATCAAGCTTCTAGCTAAATATGAGAATATGTCGGAGGATGATGCTTATGAATACTTCGAGTACAACACACAGGGTGCATACGTAGGTGAACACACACCTGTGTTTTTATATAAGTAGTTATCTGAATGTTTCGATGAGTGCTTCGTACTTATAGATTTGTTTATAGTCCTTAGCCTCATCCATTGTTACACCATTATTTTGTTTTGCATAGAGTTCGTTAATAGCTTTTCTTTCTTCTGCAGTTTTATTGTTGAATATAAGCTTATCCATTCTGTCTCTGTCTTTACCTAACATTTTATCTCTAGCTATAGTTCTTCCAATAGTCACAGACTCACGCATGTTATTGCCCATTGCCAGTGTCTTTTGGCTATCTGTCATTTTATTGTATCTATCAGAGTTTAATAGAGGGACAACCCTTTGATTAATGAAAGGTCCAGCTTCATCTATTACTGCCCTATCTAATACCTTATCCCCAGTGGATCCAAAATATTTATAGGGATCTAAATTAAGACGTACAAATTCTCGTTCTATATCATTAGCCCTTGGAACAATTCTAACGCCCATCAAAGTATTAAAGAATTCTCCAGTACGTACTGGTACTTCTTTTCTTAAATATCTTTTAGCCTCTGGTAATCCCTCTTTGAATCCCGGAACTTTAGCTTTGATACGATTTAATGCTGACTCAGTTATAATATCATCGCTAGTAATAACATTCGGATCTCTAGCAATCTGACTTTCAGTATTAAACAATTCAAAGAAATTAAATATAGGCTGACCGGGTTGAATAAAACGATTTGCAAAATCACCAAACACGGCACCTAAAGATTTTTCTAATCGCTCTGCTTCTTTACCCTCGGTGTTATTGTATGCTGCAGCAAGTTGGTCTATTATATATCCCTGAGCACCGCCCGGAATTTTCATACCTAAAAGAGTTTCTACGATTTCTTTTGTATTAGATTTTTTACCCTCTCGTGATTTTGCAATAAACTCACCCACTGCTAAGTAGGGTGCAATAGGGAATAATGCACGGGTGTCTACTGTACCACCATCTTCATTCGTAAATGTGTACCAAGGGCTTTCTTGGTTTTCTGCTCTATATGCTGTAGCCCAAGCTATAGCACCCGTTCCTACCATGCCCTTTGAAAATTTATTTAAGCCTTCTTGATAAAGACGTGCAGCTAATTGTGGATTCTTTTTTAAATTAAGTCCGGCTCTAACTATATCTGCTCCACCAAAAGCTGCTCCAACAGGGCTATACTTATACTGGAACGCCATCGCATTTGTCATGAAGCGAGGGAATGTTACTAGTAAAGACCCACCGGGCATCTGTTCAAAAAACTTTACAAAGTGATGTGCTACACCTTGTTTTGGCATATATGAAAAGGTACCTTTCAATGCTTCGTCTGCAGCATTTTTTACAACATCGGTAGGTATTGCTTTATTTTCAGCAAGTATTCCATACATATCCATGCCAACTTTACGTAGCTGTCTTTCTACACTTGCTGTAAAAATAGCACGTCTGAATATAGCATCTTGTGCTACGTTAAAAGTGTTTGCGATCTTAGAAACTTTCGATAGGTTTTGATTTCCAGTTTCTTGTAGGGCACTAAATAGTTGATCTTTAATTTTAGGATTGTCTACTAAAATTTTATCTACTACTTCTGCTGTAATTCCACCGTTAGTTAAATAAGTTAAAGTATTAAAAGTGTCTCGTACAATTGTATTTAAACCAACAGAAAGATCTTCCTTTTCAAACTTTCCTTGCTTAATACTTTTAACTACTTTACCAGCTTGATACAGACTACTTTCTATAAACTTAGAGGTAGCATCAAAAGTTAAACTTACAGAAGTTCCCAATACGTTACGTACTGTTGTTGCAATACTAGATACAACTAATGCTTTTGATTCTCTTTCAAATCTATTTATACCATCTTTTAAAGTTATTAAAAAATCTGGCACATGAAATTTTCTGAGGAACATATCGTCAATAACTTTTTGTGCATCAGGATCTACCTGTGCTTGACGAGAAAGAACACGAGACAGTGCAGAGTACGCTTGCATAATAGAAGCAGCATCGGATACTGTAGTTCCTGTTACTTTAGAAAACTCTTGTAGCGTAAGTCCTTCTTTTTCAAGGGCTTTTGTTAGTGCAACATCGTTTACTTTATCTAGGGATCCAAACACTTCGCTTACAGCACTAGATACTTTTTGCTGTTTGGTGCCTACTCTTCTTGCAACATCACTAAAAGCAGGATCTTCTAATAGAATAGCTTTAGCTACATTGATAGCACGAGTATTAATATCTGTTTTTAATTCTGCTTGTGTGATTTCTGTTGGTGGATTTAATTGATCAAGGATTTTTCTGCCTTCAAATATATCAAACTGACGAAGTGTTTCATCAAGCTGTTGATCAAAAGCATCTGCAAGTTCTTTAGTAGCAGTGTCTGTCGTTTCAGTCAGTAACTTTTTTCTTCCCTCTAAAACATTTTCTAAATCTTTTGCAGTTGTTAGCTTAGGAGTTTTAAATGCTGCTCTTGCTTCGATGCCACCAAACAATGCACCAATAGCCCCACCGATAGCAGCCTCACCCTTACTTATCTGCCTACTATTTATTTCTTTTATTTTTTCGTTTTGTTTTTCTTTGAAAGCATTGAATTGTTCTTGGGTTATTTCTCCTGAATTTAATGCACCCCTTGCCTTGTTTAATTCAATGTCAACTTTTTCAGTATCCAATACCTGTTGTACTTTTAGATCTCTTTGTAATGACACAGCAGATTGTGCAGTTCCAAGCACAGCCTCAGCACTTGCTCCACCAACTACAGCTTTTGTCTTAGCACTTATTGCTGTCTTGATAGCAGCCCTTGCTGCCTGTTGTCTAGCAGCAGCACCTATTCCAAAAGATACAATATTAGTAGGCTCAGATACAGCAGATAAAACAGACTCTGCTAAAGGACGAATGCCCGGCTGTCCACCCTTTTGAAAAAAGTATGGTACCTTTTCGTACAGTTCAAAGGCACGGGCAGTTTTAAGTGCCTCATCAGGCTTGGCATTGTATATCCAATTTAATTCAGGTACAGCATTTAGTGATGTATTGTATTCAACCTGACGCATTGCTGTCATGAATCGTTTGGCATAGTCCTCATCAGATTCATTTGGCTTTTGTTTGCCAGATTCACCAAAGCGTACTTCTCCATACTCCTTAATTATTTTAAGGTTCTCTGGATTTTTATATAGTGATTCAAAAGGAACTTCTTGTTCTTTGACTGGCAAGTCAAACTCAGAGGAGATCTTTTGTTCTTTAGCAGGTAAGGAAACCTTTTGTTCTTTAATAGGTAAGTCAAATTCAGAAGCAGGTGCCGTAGTTTTAGGAACCATAGCAGCTGAAGTCTGACTAGATGCTGGAGTCTTAATAGGTAAATCGAATTCAGACTGAGGTGCAGTAACACCCGCCTGTAGAAAGTCTAATTCACTAGCCATTTTTATCCTTTATTATTGCCAGCCTTTACCATTCCAAGTTCTTACTGTTTTACCGTCTTTACTTAAGTACTTTTGATCTTTTACTAATTTAGCAGGATCCCATACACCATTGACAAGGGCACCTGCAGGAGTAGGTATTGGTTTATCTACTACTTTTTGTTCTACAGGTGCAGGTGTTGTTGCTGTTGCAGCAGGTTTAGCTGGGGCAGCAGTGCCCGGTGCAGGGGCAGGAGCAGGTGTAGTCACTGTTGTTGCAGATCTCCACGATACAACCTTGCCGTCTTTAATAGTAGCGTATGGCAATAGAGCATCTTCTGAATTTCTACCACCAATGATTTTATTGTCCTTATCAAGGATGCCCATTTCTCTAGCACGAGACTGGACAATATCATTTCTTTGTTTCATGAAGCTATTAATAGCGTCTACGTCTCCGGTAATAGGCACATAAGTATTTGTCTCTGGGTCAAGACGTACAACACGACCTGTGATAAACGGCTCTAAACCAATACGTAATGACTTATCAAATACGCCATTAATCATAGCAGCAGTTCTTGGCTTACTGCCTTCACCTTCTCCTATCATTTCTTTGATAGCAGTATTCGCTTTAAGTCTCTCTAACAGTTTTTGATTCTCAGGATCAGAGTACTTACCGCCATTGGCAATATTATCAGCCAATCTATTCTGAACCATCTCAATACTTTCTGGTTTCTTGAACTGGGATAAGTCAACTTCCAAAGGTACAGCTGGTATTTCATCAGGAGAGCCTAATGCTTTAGCTCTAATGTCACGAACAGACTTACCAGAGACTTGCTCAAACTGTTGTTGTGCTTGTTTGTATGCTGGCGACTCAAAGCCAAATGCCCCACGTACAACTGGGGTAGGTTGGCTCTCTGGTAATCCAGCTGGAATAGATGTAGCCTTTTGAATATACTCTTGTGGCTTAAGAACATCTTCTGGTTTAGCACCAACTTTTAATACTTTACTAAAATCAATATTACCTAAATCTTTTTCTGTCTCCAAAGTTTTAAGAATTTGTTTAGCTTTTACAGGCTGCATTAATAGTGCAGTGATCTGGGTTTCAGTTAAAGCTACACCTTTACCATCACGATAGCTGCTTAGTGCTTGTGCAGTAGATCTTAACTCATCACGTTTAGTGCGAAGTTTCTCATCTTTTTCTTCTGCTTCTTTACGTAACATTTCTAATTCAGCTGCAGCATTTTTACGTATTTCATTATTACGTTTCTCAATGCTTTCTGCTGCACCTTCGGCAGCACCTGCTACAAATGCTTTTGCTAATAGCGACATAGTATTATTCCATTGTTTCTATAGGTTTAGCCATTAAGCCACGAGGCTTTTCTTCTTGTACTGTTTCTTCTGCCTTGCTCTTTCTCATTGCCTCTACTGCTTTTCTAGCTTCTCTTGGTGAAATCGACATTGACTTAGCCACTGCCTCTGGGGAAGGCACATAAGAAACATTGTTCATGTCTGCTACTGCCATGATCAACTCTTCAATGACTGGTAAAACTAACATGCCAACATCTAATGTGTGCACACCGTTCATTACAGAATTCTTTTGAAGAATAGAAGCTAAGTTACTTACAGGAACACCTAGCTCTAAAACATCTAGCAATTGATCATGAGAATCTTTATTGCCAAGTATCTTAGATGCATAGTACTCCATTGCTTCTTCAATAGTAACTAGGCTTGGTGGATTTTCCCAAGGTCTGTCACCGGGTGTAGTAGTTAACGACATCCCCGGAATAGGTGCATTTAAATATCCAGTATCAGCTGCCATTTTTTGTACCTTTATTTTTTAGAATATCTTTTCTTTTTTGCCGTATCGCATAAATAAATTCACTGACACTAGCAATAGCATCCATTTGTTTCATTGCTTCCTTCTTAACTACCCCTTTAGGTGCCAGCAATCCACGAGCAGATTCCAGTTCTTTAGAACTATTATCCTTTTTACTAATGTAGCTTTCTATTTTATTTTTGTAATCATTGATACTCATTGTCATTCCTTAATCATATGATTCTGTTTCCCACCAGTCTGGGTATTCATTAGGACCTACATAAGAATAGTTGCTGAGATTATCGCCAATACCAAACAGACTATCCCACGAACCAGCGATAGTACTCTTGGCAAGATCGTATCCACCTTTAATAATATCACCAAAGATAGATGCACCTGTTGAGCCTGCAGTTGTACCACCAAGAATAGTAGCAGCTGCCTTACCAATAGTCTCAGTCAATGCTGCATCCTTAGCCATAGCAGCTGCAAGAACTGTAGCATTTGATGAAATTTCTTGTCTAGTAATTTGATTGATACGATCTGCTGCATTCTCTGCAGATTTCCATGAGTACTCAATCTCATCACGGAACTGTTGCCACACATTATTATACTCTATGGTTGTTAGTTCCATAGCTTTTGTTGCATTGAATTCGTTAGCACGATTTGTAGCTGCTGTATTGGCAGTAGCAATCTCTCTACGCCACTGAGCATTAGACTGGTCAATGACTAAACGATTCTGGGCATTGAACTGATCACGTTGATTCTGTACCTCAGCATTAAATCTAGACACAGTGTTAGCCTGATCGGTATTAAACTGTGACATTGCATTAGTTTGCTGTGCATTAAATTGACTTACTTGGCTAGTTAAATTAGCAAAGAATTGATCAGATTGATTTTGGCTTGTTGCATTAAATTGACGAGATGCATTTTCTGCAGCTTGATCTGTTAATAAACTTTGTACAACAGACTGTGCCTTAAACATTTCAGCTTGCTGTTCATTCTGTAAATTAGTCATGTCCATTTGTAGGAATGCCTGAGCATTTACTACAGCGGCTTGCTGTCTATTGCTTAAGTTCTGTGTCTCTAAGTTAGCAATCTGTGCAGCTTCAGCCATTACAAGAGCTTGTCTATTATTTAGATTAGCTAAGTCCATTGTCTGTGCTAGTCTTGCATTCTCTAAGGCAACCTGTTGCTGTGCTGTAAAGTTCATATTAGCAATGTCAGCTACACGAGCAGCATTAGCTACACGGGTTTGGAATGCTTGGTCAAACTCTTGACCTAAGAACTGGGCACGTTGCTGTGCAGTTAATACAGCTACTTGCTGTCTGTTAGATAGATTCTGCATACCCATCTGCTGGAACACTTGAGCATCAGCACTTGCAATAGGTACAGCAGCCTCTAGGGTAGCTTGAATAATAGCTTGACCTGCTAGGCTAGATGCACCTAAACCACGGGCAGCCATCTGTGCTGTAGCATTACGTAAGGATGCAGCAGCCCATGACGGAGGATTACCCGATTCAAAGCCAGCAGTTAATTTAGCTAACTGCCCTTGAACTGTCATGTCTTCTGTCACTACCCCCTGAGCAGCTTCTGCTTTAGCTAAGGTATTCTCTACCTGTGCCATATCAACAGCAGGTCCACTGATCATTTCACCTACTTGTTCACCACGTACAGGTGCACCAGTTACTTGCCTTGTCATACCCTGTGCAGCATCTAGCTGACCAACGGCAGTCTCAGTAGGCACAGCTTGAGCAGCAGTAACTTGTGCTTGCTCTGATACAACACCTTGTGCAGGTTGTAACTCTTGAACTGCAGTCTTAACAGCAGGTGTAGAAGTAGCTGCTTGTGTAGTAGTTATTGGTTTAACTGTTGGAGCAGCAGCAGAAACAGTAGGAGTAGTAGTTGCAGGTGTAACTTGTGCTGCTTGTGTTGGGGCTAATTCTGTTTGTATTAGTTGCTCTGGCTCCGCAGTTGTAAGAGTAGGTTTTACAGCAGATATTTGTGGCTTGACAGGTGCAGTAAATTTCTTTTCTTCTTCAGTATTTGTAGTAGTAGTAGTGGGAGTAACAGCACCACCCTCTTGATACTTTCTAACCATGCCACCACGAGCCATAAACTTATTATCAATCAGGGCATACTTACGTGCTTCAGATGGACTGGAGTTTAAGTATTCATCAAACATATTCATAGGACCATCATAGCCCATCTTACGAGCTACTATTTCCCGTTGTTTTTCTGTGAATGTTTTATCTGCCATATCTTAAACCTTAGTAATTTTATTTAGATTCAAATAATGCTTTTTCATCTTTTCTTCTATTGAGTAAACCTTTAAGTACCTTACCGCCTGCCATGCAATACTTCAATAGTTCTTCAGCAGCACCCTCGTAATCTTGTCTATTAATCTTCTGACGGAGTGTGCTTCTTTGTAGTGTTCCCAAGCCAACATTAAAGCTAAAGCTAACAAGAGCATCGAACTGACCTTGAGTGAGAGGAACGGTACAGTATCGCTCAACACCCTGTTCAAATCGGCTAAGATCTTTTCTAAGAATATCGTCACATTCTTCGTTTGTTATTTTCCTATCCCATCCTGTAGGTATAGGCAGATTCTTTCTTTCTGCAAGGGCTACACGGGCATGGTTGGGATCTATTACATGCCCAACACCAATCGTCCACAATAGGGCTGGGCACTGGTATGGAGTAAAGCGTACACCTTCATGGTGTTTTATCATTTTAATAGTTTTATCGCTAACCTGCATAGTATAGCAAACTTACTTTTTAAATGCCTGAGTACCAAACCAGAAGGCTATAATCGAAGCAAGTATCTGCATCTCATCACTATCAAAGATTAGGATAATAGACTCAGCAAACCCAGCACCAGTAGACCATGCCCACCAGATGGAGGCAATGTCTACTACAATAAGTAGGAATACAAATAGGTAGGTAACCATTGGACGTACAGATGCCCTGAGATTAATTACCCACTGGGAAGCACCCTTGCCAATCTCAATATCATGGGCATACATAGCACTTCTTTCTTGTGCCTGTGTTTCCATCTGAACTTGCTCTGTCTTGATCTCCTCAATCCTAGCTTGTGCAGCATAGCCACGCTCTAGCATCTGGAGTTCTCTTTCTGTCTGCATACGTGCAAGTTCTAGTTCATGAGACTTATCCGACTTGTCTTGGAAGAAGTCTAGTAATTTAGGTAGTCCACCCATTAGGAAGGACAAAGCAGTTGAGATTAGTGTGAACATTATTTACCCTTTATGACCCCAAGTAAGGTACCAAGCAATGACTGCAGCCACTGCATAGCACATGAACATTGCTCTACGAGCCTTTGCCAAATCTTGTTTAAACTCTCTAGTAAGTTCATTGTCCTGTTTCTCTATCTTTTGTTTAATGGATTCGATTTCACCCCAGCGTTTAGAGCCATGCCTCTTAATGAAATCTGCTTTTACTTTCTCTTCTTCAATACGGATGGTTTCTTGTCTTTGCCATTCCATTAGTGCCCGTTTGAAGTACTGCTCTTTAAGTACCTGAGATTCTCTTATCTGTCTTTTACGCTCTAGGTCTTTCTGCTGTGCTGCTGATACTGCTTCCTTCTGTACATCGGTAATACTCTTTGTTATAGAGTGACTAGCCTGCCGACTAGCATCCATACTACTTGTTACAGACTTTGCTCCTTCTAAAAACCCAAATTGATCTGACATACATAGGCTTACTTTCTAAATATTAAATCTGCCATCCAAGCTACAAAGCCACCAAATACTGAGGCAGCACCCATGATTGCCCATAAGGAACCCTTAGATCTTTCAGCCATCATGACAAGCTTCTTAATGTCAGCTTCCATGATGTCAATCTTTTTCTCCATGGTCTCTACTTGGGCTACTAGCTTGCCGTATTTATAGGGATCTAAAAAATCTTCAGACATTTACTTACTCCGCAGGAAAGGATAGGTCTAACGCAATTGTGGTTTAGGTTCATTAGTAGTGCAGACTGTCCCATCCCATGTAAATCCAATTTGGGCTTCATCCATTTGCTCAACTAAAACATAATCCGTACTATCGGAATTAAGTGTCCAAATCATTGCGGGAGTAGTTGCTTGAACAAGCATAGTGTAGTCTTGTGGTGGTTGCCATGTATCAGTATTGCCATCCCATTCACAAACATTATCTACAACATTAGTAGAATTATTAATCATTAAGTAATTTTGATTTGTCATATATCACCTTTTACCATTCAAACATTACAACACCGCCTGATCCTGCCGCACCATCTTGCAAGTTAGTACATGAACCACCTGCACCGCCACCTCTAGCACCACCTGCTTGCCCTTGAGCAGTACTGTAATTGTTACCTCCTCTACCACCACCACCTAATATTGACGAACCTCCATTACCACCACCAACCCACCGATCACTTGTAGATTCAACTAAACCAGACGAACCATTGTTACCTGCTTGTCCAGTAATATTTAAATCACCATTTGATCCAGTTCCACCTGCACCTGCATTTTGTAAACCCGCTTGATTGGCTTGACTTCCACCTCCACCACCTGTAGCAGAAATTGTTGTAATTGATTGTGTGCCTGATGCAACAGAAGAAGTTCCACCTGTTCCACCAGCGGTAGGTGTTCCACCTTGTGCCCCTGCAGTACCTGCCGCACCAATAGTTACTGCTAAAGTATTTCCTGCAGTTAATCCTGTTAAATATTTAATTGCCGCACCACCGCCACCACCACCGGGACATGCCATTGCGACTGAGTTAAGTGTACCACCCGAACCACCACCTCCACCCACTACAGTTACTTTAACTGCGGTTATTCCTGTTGGTATAGTAAATGTGCCGTTAGATGTAAATACTTGACCTTGGGAGCCAGTAAACGGAAATGTACTAGCTCCTGTCCCACCAACGCCTGTTCCTACGATTGTTAATGGCATGATTTATTCCTTATTCATACAAAATGTTAATTGAGCCAGCAGACGGAGTAGTATCAAAAGTATCTGTGCCGTTGACTGTAGTAATGCGTAATTGTGTAACAACACCACCAATAGCACCATCACCGCCGCCATAAGCAAGTGCATTAGTTGCTCTTTTGCCAGTGCCAGCATAAACCCAATTTGTGGAAGTAATGTTAGTAAATACAGAAATTCCTGAAAAAATATCCGCTGCGGCTGTTTGCGAATTTATTAAAAATCCAGCCGTTGATGAAACAGTTGTACCACCTTGATTTGCAGCAGTGGAGTTATACCCACTCGAAACAATACCACCTGATGTTCCAAGTTGAACAAGAATATTGCTAGTTCCTGATGTTGAAACACCATTAAACATTACAGTAATTCTTCTTACCCAATTAGGAATACCAGTAAAGTCAATAGAAGTTTGACCAGCGCAGGTTACAGCAGTACCTCTAATAATTAAAGTTCCGCTTGAATTTGCGTTTGAGCCTACGGTGGCTAAGTTAACGGCTTGTGTCATTCTGTTACTCCTTTAGGATACTTAGCCTTGACCGCAAGGCAGTCCGCAATGTATTTATCAATCTGTGCTTGGTCACCCTTTACTACACCATCAATGTAATCGGTGATGGGCGGGTATTCTTTAGCTCTCAACTGTTTGTATTCGTTTGGCTTAATTACTTCATCGTAGTATTTTTGGTCGGCTTCAGCCTGAGCATATTCTTCAGGACTGTATTCAACCAATTCGCCATTGACGGATTTATATAGTTTTTCCATGATTATTGTCCTAAGTAATACACATTGATTGTTCCTGAACTCATCGTTCTAGTTCCTGAGACTCTTACTACTTGAATAGCATTAATCTGTGAAAGAGAAGCCCTATAACCAAATCTACCGCCAAACTCATTAAGCGTTGGGGTTACTGCTCCATTTCCATATTGTATGTTAAAGAAATTTGGATTTGTTCCATTTCCTGTGTACATTAGAATACTAAAATTCATCCAAAACACAGCGTTAGTGGTGTTTGTATTTGTTCCAAGTAGGTAAGTTTGAGCCGTGTTAGTTCCAGCGTTATAAATATCGTATACATAATTAGATGCACCAGAATCAAACGATGAACCGTTATTTGATGATGTTCTAAAGCCAATATCTGTTGAATTTGCAGCAGCACTTAGTGTAAGGTTTACATTAACAATATACCAACCAGCGTTAGTCATTTGGCTAGTTACATCAACAGATGTTGAGCCAGCAGCAATACTTGTGGTTCCTGTAAATACAGCACCTTTTAATGCACCCGTGCTTCCGTTTAAAGAAGTGACTGCTGCTCCAGCCGCCAATTTAGCTGATGTTACAGAGCCATCTAACAAGTATGTACTATTTACCGCACCCGCTGTTGCTGGGATGGCGTTTAGGACTGAGCTTACAAAGAAACTAACGGTCTCGATAAGATCGCCAGCAGTAGCTCCAATTGCTAAAACTACAGTCGTTCCGTTAGTGGCTGTAAAGTCAGCCGAACCCAATAACACTCCGTTACGGTAAACATCAATAAAGCCAGGTGTGTACGATGGTGGCGTGAAGGTAGTCTGTCCTGAAGTGGCGGTGAACTCGGTCTGAGTTCTGTATGCTGTGGTAGCGATGCCGCTTGCTGGGATACCTAGATAGCGAACCGAGATATTGCCCGTACCCGATGGTGGGGCAACCGAGAATGTTAGGGTAGTTCCAGATACGCTATATGTACTTGGATCTTGCAAAACGCCCGTAATGGCTACAAGAATAGAGCTTGTAGTGGCAGGAGCCACGGTCATTGTATAAGCAGTCTGAGATCCAGTACCGTTAAATGTATCGGTAAGGAAGGCTACTGTAGTTGGTTGATTACCTATATATGCCATTTAATTTACCTTACTCGTACAAGATGTTGATTGAGCCAGCGTCAAAGGTGTCTGTGCCGTTAACTGTGGTGATTCTAACTCGGTCTAGTGTTCCACCGAGAGCAATAGTTCCACCACCTACAGAGTTATAACCACTTGTACTTCCACCTAATGAATGTGATTCAATCCAAGTGTTAGAGCCAAATGAAGAAATTGTTATGTTTCCGTAAAAAGTTGTTGCCGCAGCATTGGCTGCAGTCAAAATATATCCTGTAGTAACTGTTCCACTATTAGATGTATTGGCTGTCCAAGCACTAGATGTGTAACCGCTTGTTGTAACGCTACCAGCACCAATTTGTATTTGTAAATTACTAGAGCCGTTAGTAGATACAGCACTAAACATTACAGTAATCCGCTTTACCCAGCTAGGTATGCTAGTAAAATCAATAGAAGTGCCTGAAGTAGAAGCTACAGCAGTTCCGCTAACAATAACGCTACCGCCAAGGGGGGATGTTAAACCTGCGTAAGGGACTGTACTTACTGGCATTATTGTTCTCCTTCATCTGCGGGTAGAGGCTGGTTGCCTTGTGCGAGCCACTTTAGGTAGGCTTGGTAGTCGGTGTTTGCGGGGTCTGTTAAAGGAATAGAAATAGTTACATCCCCATTTGTTATTACTACAGAGTTTATTGAACCTTCTATGTTTTTGTGTAATTTATACATTTATAACTCCGAACTAAAAGCAATGTAATCCGCACTACCGCTTCTATTAAATATTACATATGCGTTATTTGCTGTTAAACCTGATGTGGTATAGCTAATAATTGCTGTATCAGGACCAATTAATTCAATAGTTGGCGATGTTCCATCGGTAGCATTAGAAACTCTAGCAGTAGTTCCAGCAATAGTAGGGGTTGCTCTTTTTTGTTGTTTGTAATAAAAAACTAATCTAATAGATGTAGTTGATGCGGCATATGCTATACCAAATGGTCTTTGCTCAGATGTGCTTCCAGTTACTTGCTCATAATACCTCTGACACAAAGCCAATTCAGCACCGTATGAACCACCCGCTGTTGTGAAGGTCGTTGCCTGTGTGCCTACTTCGAGTTGTACGCCTGTAATGTAGAAAGTTGCTCCGTTTGTGCCGACTACTGATGTTGCTCCTATTACAGATGTAAAGTTACCAGCCGCCCATGCACCAGCAGTTCCGCTAAATGTTGAACCAACTCCAAGCCCAAAAGCAACTCTAATTCCAATTCCACTAGTTGTAAGCCAAGTTCCGCTTGTATCACCAGTAATAGTTATTGACTTTTGTTCCCAAGTGTTTGCAGAAGAAACGGTGTAAGAAAAAGGATAACTTCTATCGTTCGCACTATTTCTAAAAGACCCCCCAAAAGTGCCTGTTAGCGAACTACGCACCCAAAATGACAAAGTAACTGTTTTAGCATTTGCTGAACCCCAATTTAAATCGGCAACATTTAATCCTTCAATTCGTTGTTGTACTGCGTAAATTTCCCCAACGGGAACGCTGTATGAGCTTGCTGAAGTTACTCCTAAATAATTATTAAATCCTGCTGGTGGAGTTACAGAGCCAGCATTTTGTTGTACAGTGTATTTTGCGGATGTTGATGAGCTTGCTAACCATCTATCTAAAGTGTAAGTATCAGAAACACTAACACTAGCACCAGCATTACGCTGGTCAATCTGCATCGCACCATTGATGATTCTGTTCTTGAACGAAATACCCAAGTCTTGCTGAGTGTCTGTATTTAACTGATTCCAGCCTACTGTTCCCTGTCCTGTGGCAATAGTCTGAGTCGTGGTGCTGAGATAACGCACGTAGACGTTCTGTGTGCCAGCCGATGGGGCAGAGGTAAAGGTGATGGTCGTACCGCTAATGGTATAGCCAGCATTTGGTTGTTGGACTACGTTATTAACTACTGCTTCAACGTCATTTTGACTAGCAACTGTGCGAGTTAAAGTAAACGCAGTCTGTGAGCCTGTACCGTTGAAATAGTCGGTTCCAGAGATAAAACTCTGGGTGGTTGGTGTATTACCAAGATATGCCATGGTCTACCTCTTAGGCTATTTCTAACAATGAGCAAACTACATCGGCACTGCTTGCAGCTGAAGATACTACTTTTAATGCATCAGCAGCTTCTAATACAACCTTCTGATCTCCTCCTACAATAACCAATGATCCACCTACAGGTACCGTAGCACCCTTGATCAAGTAGTAGTCTACTGTTGAAGAGGTGACATATGCATCACAAGTGATTGGGGATGATGTAGTATTAGCTACTGACAGTCCGATCAATGTAGTTTGTGTTGCCGAAGGAGCAGTGTATATCGTGGCAGCAGATGTGCCTACACTTTTACTGAAAGAGTTTTTGAATGTATTTGCCATTTGTTTTCCTTATCCCAATGCGATTGCTAAAGCTACTGCTGTTCCTGCTGGGTCTGCATCTACAGCTACAGCAGCCCAAGTAGGTGCAGCATTGCCATTAGATGTTAATACTTGACCACTTGTTCCATAATTTGAAGCACCAGAAAATGCTACTGCACCAGTAGAAGTAAGCCTCATTCTCTCTGTAGGGCTAGAAGCACCATCAGCAGTAGTAGAGAATACTAATCTGCCGGGCATATCGTTAGTGCCCGGAGTGCCGTCTACTTCAGCAAGAATAGAAGCTCCTCGAACATAAGCGGTGCCGTCTGCCCCGTCAAAACCTATTGTTCCAAGTGCATCGCCAGATGAAACCAATGCAAAAACATTAGCAGCAGCCCTTGATTTCCCAAGAGCAAAAATAGGTCCGTTAGCTGTGTTTTCGTTTCGTGTGCCAGCAAACGGAACAACACCTTGAGCCAAGATTTTTGGGTCTGCTGCTGTTGCAATACGGTATGTTGCTGTTGAGCCAGAGATCACATTTCCACTTGCGTCAATCACAAACGGACTTGAATCAGGATTAGTAGAATCCTCTACTAATAAAGCATTACCAGTTCCTGTTTGAGTAACTCGGAGTGCAGCATTGGTGTTGTCAGTAACGCTAATAATTTGATTAGCTGTAAAGGTATTGCTGACATCATTCTTAGTTGTGTCAGCATCATACGCCTGTACATCTGTGCCAATAGCTAGACCTAAAGAGGTTCTTAGTGTATTGCCTGTCTCTACTACGAAGTTAGTTCCATTGCCAATTATAACACCGTTATCGGTAGGTGTCAATCCTGCTACGTCAGCTAACTGTGGGTCATAACCTTGTACGTCTGTACCGATAGCTAGACCTAAAGCACTTCTAGCACCAGATGCAGTTGTAGCACCTGTACCACCATTTGCAATGGGAAGTGTGCCAGTAATATCGGCAGTACTAATATTGAGATCATCCCAAGAAGTATTAGTACCATCCGATTTTAAATACTTACCATTAGCACTAGTCTGAGATGGCAATAGATTATTGATAGCAGCATTAGCTGTACTAGCACCAGTACCACCATCGGCAATAGCCAAGTCGGTAATACCTGTGATAGATCCACCAGAGATAGTTACATTGCTTGCATCTTGCGTAGCAATCGTACCAAGACCTAATGAAGTTCTTGCAGTAGAGCCTGACTCAGTAACGAAATTAGATCCGTTACCTACAATAAAGTTACTGTCAGTTGGAGTTAAACCTGCAATATCGGCAAGCTGGGCATCATAGGCTTGAACATCAGTACCAATTGCTAGACCTAGGAAAGACCTAGCAGATGAACCACCAGCACCTAAAGTAGTTAGATCAGCGTCATACGCTTGAACGTCAGTGCCGATAGCTAGACCAAGTGAAGTACGAGCAGTAGCCCCAGTCTCAATTACAAAGTTAGTACCATTACCAATAATGATGCCGTTGTCTGTGGGACTTAAGCCTGCAATGTCAGTAAGCTGTGCATCTAAAGGTTGTTTATTATCTAACTGGGTTTGAATAGCAGAAGTAACACCGTCAACATAATTTAACTCAGTGCCTGTTGGGGTAATGACAGTGCCATTTATTTCTAGGGTATCAATATATGCAGTACCATCAATGTACGCATCTTTGAATTGGAATGTAGCAGAACCTAAGTCAACAGTATCGTCTGTCTTAGGAGTGATAGCACCAGTAGAAACTACGAGATCTTGTGCAGGACCTACCTTTGTGATTGGGGAACCATTAGCAGCCCCATCGTGATTGTGTCCTGTGCTTGCATTAAACGCTGCTTGTAACGAATCAAATTCGCCATCTAAGTCTGAAGCATTAATAATATTACCGTCAGCAATATTGTTGACTGTATCGTTACGTGTATATCCAGTTGCCATATCTATTTACCTTATCGTCTATCCCTACCGTCTATCGTAAGTAGCGTATTCTAGTGTTGCAGCGTCAAGTGAAAATGCAGGATCAGTACTTTCAGATACAAACTGCAAAGATACTGTAAATCCAGATCCTACTACCTGTGTCTGGAATAGTTTCTTTAATTTAGTTCCATAACGTACAGTACCGTAAGTAGCCGTAGAGGAACCATAAAATCCTACAGCACCTGTTTGATTTGACAATGTTATTGTGTCAGGTTGTATCACACCTTCATCGTCAAAGTCAAGCTTTAAATTAACTGAGGTTGTTACACTTCCTTGTGGATCTGTGTATAAGAAAAGCTTATAAAATGCTTTACGAATACGTGGATCTTCCATTGGTACAAATGGGGTAGAGAAGGTAGCAATAATACTAGCACCATCAAAACTATTTCCTTTCTCCATCTCATATACATAACCATCTGTATTAGAGAACACAACAGTTTCTACCCTGCCGTAATAATCACTATCTGCTACAAAGGCTTTGATACCCCGTAACTCAGCCCAAGCTATTGTACCTGTCTGGTCACCGATTGTCTGAGTACCTAATACACCTACCGCATTTTGAGTAGTAACACTCTCATTGTATCCAAAGATGCGATACTGTGATTTTTCTCGTATTACAACACTAGAGAAAGATGTACTAGATCCAATAAAGGCAGTCATCTCACTCTGAATAAACTTAGATACTACTGCTAATGAGTAATCACCAAACTTATCTGTACCACTTAAAAGTCTCAAACCGTCAGGACCTAAGAACATAACATCAGATCCGACCTCTTGAATTGTATCTGTATCTACACAGCCAACATTCAAAGTAATAGGTTGTAATACAAAATCAGCTACAGTGTTACCAACTAATCTACTAATCTTTTGTTGGCTAAATATAATAAGCTGTTCACGAAACACTATCAAACCAGTGATAGCATTACCAACACTTATAACACCAGAACCATTTGCTACATTAAAGTCACTGTCCGTATAAGGGGAAGTAAAAGTTAACTTATCGCCCTTGGCAAAGAACAGTTGATTCTTAAACCATACGACATGCTCAGCACCAACAACATCTGAAGGAGCATCATGCAATTCTACAAACGATGTACCGTCATACAAGAAGGGGACATTGACACTGTCAACACCACATAGTTTTTCTGTAGTTGCAATACGGTACTTCTCAAATCTATACTTTGTTGCAGGTTCTCTGGCTGCAGATAAAAAAGTTATTGCAGCATTATCCGCTGGGCTAGATGCTAAAGCAGGACTAATTGCTAAGGTAGTACCACCACTAGTAACTGTTGCATCAGAAGTAACTGTGTATATTAATGATACACCAGCAATACTAAATACATCACCCGCTTTAGGTTTACCTGTCAATCCATCAACAATTAAACTACTGCCTGTTTGACTGGCACCATTAACTAATACAGTTCCATATGATGGGGCACTAATCTTTGTCCAGCCACTGCCTATGCTTCTATATAAACTGTTGTTACGAGCAGCAATTACTTTACCTGTCCAAGCAGCAACACCTTGAATAGTGCCAGTCCCAGATGTAAATGTAAGGGCAGCTTTATCCGCAGGGCTAGATGCTAAGCTTGTTGTTAATGTAAGTGTTGCACGCTTAGTGGATGAATTATATGAAACACCACCAGTAGCAATCGTATATGTACCAGCTACCCCTGCAATAGTAAATGTATCAGCTTCTAATGGGGAAGCAATTAAGTTGCCTACTATAAGTGTAGTACCTGTTTGCCCACTTCCGTGTACTCTGCCATCCCCATATGCAGGAACGATAGAGCTATCGTACTTATCAAATCCATCTATACGTCTATAGCCACCCTCGATAGAAGGTTCAAAATTACGTAGTATCCTAGCACTGCCCGGAAATTGAATACCAAGCTGTAGAGGGGATAGATTCGTAATTAACCCACCCTTAAACTCAAACGGGTATGTACTCCATCTATCAGCCATTAATTAACCCTAAAGCCAGCAGTGTATCTTTTATTTTGTGGAAGCATAGTAGAGCGTACATACTCGGTACGATTGACCAGCATGATTCTCATATGCTTGAGGTTCTGTTCAAACTTTGCTTTGGCTACTGTTGCGTCTTGAGTATTGCCCCTAAACATATACGCATAATAAGTAGCACCTTCAACAATGACATGCCTATACATTTCAGGAATAGTTGGCACATCATTGTATGCAGATAAATCGGTAGTTACTGTGTAATACTCATACGTTAGTTCGTATGCTTCCTTTGGTGTCTGTACCAAAATGAATTGTCTATTTGGTGCCTGAACAATAAAGGAAGGAATATCTCTTAGGCTTGTATCGGCATTATATTCTTGATCTACAAACTTCTCTAAGTATTCTTCGTAAGACAGAATCTTTAATTTGACTGTCTCATTGTTGAATGTGGTATTTTTTCTAATACGGAAAGAATCGAAGTCAATTGTTTTCGCATTAGCAGGGTAGTTATACCTACTTGTTCCTGCAGTTAAGGTTGTAGTTTGTGTTACATGATTCCAGTGCCATTGGAATTCTAGCTGATTAATATCTTGAATAGCTGCATTGACTGCATCTTTGGCATGCGAATAGAAACCCTTTGCAGTACTGAAGTTAGAACTGGTTAGCTCTACTTCATTTAGCTTTCTATTAATGTCATTGACTAAACCCAAGAAATCGTAAGCCACTATAGCACCTTATTGAGATGTATAAATAAAGAAAGGCAGGGGCTTGTGACCCCCGCCAATCACTATACTACTTAAGCCAACTGATCACGATCAACTTCATCAGCCAAGATACGACCATCTACATTCATGAGCACAGCCCAAACACGGGCTACACCAGAAGTAGGAGCGGTTGTAGCTGTAGCAATCGTAATGTCGATTGTGTCAGCAGTTGCACCAACTACGATAGGCTGGAATGCAGCAGCGTTTTGTGCATAAGCACCAGCAGCAGCAGCATCAGCATCGAAGCCGTCAACAAAGTTATCAGCATCAAC